ACGGCTGCAAACACGTTGCTTGCTGTAAATGCTGGCTCTTCATTCTCTGTGCAGCGCATCCAAGCATAACCGATGAGTGAACGCGCACCGAAGAGGTACACCGATGGATCCGTCACCTTTGAGGGTGGCGTCGATTCCGGCGTGATGCCGTCAGAGGTGGACAGGAACCAGGTCGCGTTCGCGGTCAATGCCAGCTTCCGTCAGGGATTCGTGTCGCCGCGACCCGGCTTCATCCAGAAGGACATGGTTATCTGCGATGCAATCACCGCAGACAACATCACGATCACATCGGACATCACCAACATCACGGCTGATGGATGGTCGGAAGAGTGCTACAATCCAAGCGGATTGACGGGCATCCTTCAATGCGCTCTCCCGTACATCGCGGACAACGGCAGGACGTTCATCCTGATGTTGATCAGTGGCAAAGTCTGGCTGTACGACATCGACCAGAACAGCGTCCAAAACATCTCCACGTCCTCAAGCCTCTACAATCCTTCTAATATCCTAGATGGATGGATGGTGCAGGCGGAAAACTTTGTAATCATCCAAGATGGTGTCAGCGACCCGTTGATTTTTAACGGTGTTGGAATCCGAAGGGCCAATGTCGATGAGATCAAGTGCGGGAGGATGCTGGCCTACGTAAACGGTCGCATCTGGTACGCTCTTCAAAATGGATTCTCGTTCAGGGCAACTGACATCGTTTACGGTGATGGAACGCGCGCGAGCGTTCTAAAGGAAACCGAGAACACGTTCTTGAACAGTGGTGGAGACTTTGCTGTTCCTTCCGATTCTGGCGGCATCACGGCGATGGGTATTCCCGGAAATCCGGATACATCACTCGGCCAAGGTCCGCTCCTGATCTTCACGCCGAAATATGTCTTCAGTATCAACGCTCCTGTTGATCGCGATGTATGGAAGAACCTGAACTATCCGATCCAAGCAATCAGCTTGTTGACCAATGGTGCTCTTGGTTCCAGGTCGGCCATCACGGTCAATGGAGACGTTTTCTATCGGGCGGTTGATGGGGTCAGGTCGTTTATCATCGCAAGGAGGTCGTTCAACGATTGGGGCAACACGCCCATCAGCAACGAGGTTCTGAACATCACCGAAAACGATCAGACCAATCTTCTTTGGGCAAGCTCTGCGGTCGTGTTCGATAACCGGCTGTTGATGACGGCACAGCCCAGATACAACTCTGAAGGTATCATCCACAAAGCGTTGCTTGTTCTGGATTTTGACCTGATCACGTCGATGCGTAAAAAGTTCCCACCTGCTTGGGCGGGAATCTGGACCGGACTCGACGTGTTGCAGGTATTGAAGTCGGAGAACGCTTACGGTGACCGATGCTTCGCCCTTGCTCGCGGAACGGACGGGTCGATTCAATTCTGGGAAATCAGCAAGTCAGAGAAAGAGGACAATAGCGTTGCAAACGGACCAAGCCCGATTGAGTGGTTGGTTCAGACAAGGGCTTACAACTTTGAGATTCCGTTTGGACTCAAGCGACTCGATTCAGGGGACATCTTCATTGATGCTCTTGATGGAACCGCTGATTTCAATGTGCAGTATCGACCTGACCAATATCCAGGATGGTTGGATTGGGCCAACTGGTCGGAGTGCGCGACGACGAACCAGTGCAGCAACCTTTGTCCGATTGCCAACTTCCAGCCTCAGTACAGGCCGAAGATGCGTCTGCCGACCCCGGAAGATACATCATGCAATTCAACCATCAGCACTCCGACCCGTAACTTGTACGAGGTGCAGATGTCCCTGACCATGACTGGATTTTGTCGCATCAAGAGCGTTCGCGTCCACGCTTACGATGTCCAAGAATCTGCTGTCGGAGAGTGCAGGACTTTCCAAGGATGCAAGACGCTTGAAGCGTGCGACGTGAACCCGTTTACTTACACATCGGAATAATATGGCAAATCTGACACTGATCAATCTTGTTCCGCCAAGTCTTCCTGTAAACTATTGCCCGACCAACTACCAGACGTTGGCCAACGATATCATCAGCGGGACGCAGGCGATTTTCAACAGCACCATCGGGAACTCGTTCTTCAACTTTGGAGCATCGTTTCCAGCGATCAACAACCGTGTTTATCCTTGGCTCGATGACCAAGGGCTTTGGTGGATCTTCACCCAAGGATTCTGGATCAGGAAAAATCCCGTTGATGCTGCCGGCCAAGAGCGGCGCATATTCGTTGGATCAACGGTTGACCTTGGGCTGTACGATGGTGGCGATGGCTCTGTCACTGTAACCAACGTCACGGGTCCGATGTGGGAGGTTGATACTGCTTTTGAGGCGCGATTCCCGGTCGGTGTCGGAGCGTTTGCGGCGAGCGGTGCGGTTGCTGTCAACGGAACGTCAACGGCGACATCTGTTGTTGGTGAAGACAAGCACACGCTTGACGCTTCAGAAATACCAACTCACACGCACGCTTTAGACTCTAACGGAAAACCGGCTGTTTTTTGGGATAGTTTTGTTCAAGAAGCGGGTGGTGATGGAAATCCAAGCTATTCTTTTAATGGTTCAGTTCCACAAACTTCAACTTTAACCGGAGGGACAACTGGTGGTGGGCTGCCCCACAACAACCTTCCTCCGTTCTATGGTGTTTACTTCATCAAGCGGACCGCGCGAGTCTATTACACCAAATGAAACTGATTGTTCAGGACATCCAATCGACGATTGCCCGCGTTGTCGGCGTGTGTGTCGATGACCCGCGCGTCTATGACTACATCAACCAAGCGTGTCGCCGGCTTCTGCACAAGGGGCTTTGGGCGGGGTCTTATGGACGATTCACGGTCACAACCGTTGATGGGTGCATCACCTGGCCGCGGGCAATTGAAACCATTGAAGCCGTGGCGGATTGTTGCGGCGCCGGCTCTGTTAGAAATCAATGGTATGAATTTCAAGAGAGCGGATTTGGGTTGCTCGGTGAAAACTCAGGGTGCGCAGGCAAACAGCTTGTCGATCGAGGCACGGTTGTTTCGTATCGCGACCTCTCAGGCGGAAACAATAGCTACATCCGGGTTTATCCCGGAGACGCTTCTGACAATGGAAAAACCATAACGCTCCAAGGCTACGACGCGAATGGTCAGTGGATCCGGACTCAATCTGGTTCTGTTTGGATTGATGGAGAAAAGTTGACGCTTGCTTTGCCTTACGTTCAATCCACCAAGAAATTTACCGCACTGACTGGCGTTATCAGGGAGGCAACAAATACCGCATCGCGGCTTTACGAGTTCAATCAGGCAGTTTTTGCCGAGCTTGATCTGGCTGTTTACGACCCAGATGAAACGCTTCCTCAATATCGACGCAGTTTGTGGACCGGTCGAAACAGCGATTGCTGCACCCAAAGCGTCACGGTGATTGGCAAGATGCGGCACGTCAATGCGACGACAGCCAACGACTACCTGATCCCGCCTTCTCCTGACGCAATCAAGTTGATGGTCATGGCTATCCGCAAAGAGGAGAACGACTTGATACAGGAAGCAGTGGCCTACGAAGCGAAAGCGGTACAGGCTGTACAGGAACAGACGATGCAATATCTTGGCGATGCAGTACACACCATCAGGATGGTCGGTGTCGGCTTGAACGGTGGTGGATTCTCCCAATGGTTCTAAATCTGAACATCGATTTCGCTCTCGCCGAAGCTACTCCAAAGAAACTGGAGCTTCTTCAGGCTGTCTTCGATGCACACGATACAGCGGCAAGGAACAACCAGAACTCAAGCTCTGGAGCGGCTGTAAACTCGTTCTTTGGAAGCGGAAATCTGACAAACGGAATCGCTTCTGCAATCCTGACTCTTGGCGATGCACATGGACCAATCGGACCTGCTCGATTCGTTTACGAGCGATTCGACGAGCGAGCGTTGAAGTCGGCCATCGAGTCCGGTATGAAGATCCCTGGGTTTGGAAACTCGTTCTTCAAGGACTCGATTGATCCTGCGTGGAAAAATGTAATCGATATAATTGCATCTGATTTTGTTCATGCAAACGACAGGATCAATCAGCTTCATGGCTGGATGAAAGAGGCTGGAAAAGATGTGCATCCAAATGCTGATCTCTATTCTGCCGTTGTTTGTAACGAGCTTGGAGTGATTGTTGGTGCTGAGTCGGCCATCTTCATCTTGGCTAGGACTGCCGCTTGGACATCTTTGTGCGTTAAAAATGAAAGGTAAACTTTTCCAGATCTGCGGACTTCCAAGGTTTGGATCGGCATTCATGTCGGTCTTGTTTTCTTTGGAGAACGATTGTCTTGGTGTCCATGAGCAGGGAGCAACCGACCCTAACTGGAAACAATCAATCGAGGACTATCGGACCGTCCACAAGTTCGTGGCCGACTGTTCAACCTATGGATATCTTCCAAAGGCAATCGTTGATGATTCAACCAAGGTGTATGTGAAAAAAGACGCTGAATCTTCATCCAAAGAATGCAGCGAGCGATTTGGTTACGAAGTTCACCTTCAGTCCTTCCAGTCCATCAGGGAGTATGCAGATCAGTGGGCATGTTCCAATGATGTCATGGTGATTGAAGATGGTGAACTTTTTAAGTTGGATACTTTACGAAGGATATGGACTCATTGCTTCAAGGACGAGCGACCGTTTCCAGAAGAAAAGGCAACTCGATTGTTAACTATGAATATCCAGCGCCACGAACCTGAAAAAGTGTTCTCGATAGAGAATGGCAATCGTTTTGTGAAGGAGGTATTTTAACTTATGGGACTCCTAGGAGCAGCGGCAATCGTTGGTGGATCTAGCCTTATTGGTGGACTCTTGAGCAAGGGTAGCAAACCAAAGGTTCCAGAATTCAAGCCAATTGATTTTGCAGGCGAGCAAAAGAAGGCCATCCAACAGAATCTTCAATCGTTGCCGGCAGCTTCTGAACTTGCTCAAAAAACAACGACTGCTGACCAGAGCGTTCTTGAGGAACAGCTTCGGCGGGCCATCCCTGGCTACGACAAGTTGATTGCACAGGCTGGCTCAAACATCGGTGCATCGCTGCGTGGCGAGATTTCTCCTGAAGTGTCTGCACAGGTTCAACGGTCAACCGCTGGAAGAGCTTTGTCGGGTGGCTTTGGTGGTGCCAGCGGTATGGGCCGATCATTGACTGCGCGCGACCTTGGACTCACCGGGATGCAGATCCAGAACCAAGGATTGCAGCAGGCGCAGAGCTTTATCCAGCAGCAGCGAGCGTATGGAATGGTTCAACCGTTCTCGACCAGTAGCATGTTCATCACGCCGGCACAGCGCGTTGGGGTGATGCAGCAACAGCAACAGGCTCAGTACGGTCGAGATTTGCAAGCCGCACAGGTTGCTGCTATGCCTGATCCTACAATGGCTGCGTTTGGAAGTGCTATTTCAAGTGCTGGAGGACTTTATGGAGGAGCGAAGATGCAGCAGTCTTTGTCTAATGGTCGCCAACCTTCTCCGTACGATTATGGAAATGTAGACACCATGATGAACGGCCCTTCTCAATCGCAGAATCTATACAGCCAGCCGATGAACTTTGGTTCTTCTGGTTACGTAAATTACAGGGTTGGCTACAACTAAATCATTATGGCCGACAATACTCTTGAAGCATTTCAGCTTGGCGCATCGTTGTACGACCGCGCGCAGACACAGAAGCGGATGATGGATCAGCTTCAGTTGCAGACTGCTCAACAGTTGATGCAACAGAAGAGTGCTGCAATCCAAGATGACATTCATAAAATTAATCTTGGCAATGCATTAAAAGAACAAGAAGCAGGTGCTTCTGATGTAAAAAATATGATGGATAATATGAACTTGCGAGACGAGTTCATTAGAAATCCTCAATCTGAATATCCAAGGTTTTTGCCTGTTACATCAAGGGCAAACCAGACCACAATGTCTCAGATTAGTGCTCAATTGGATAACTGGGCTCCTAGAGCCAGGCTTCAAAAATCTACTGAAAAACTTGAAGCCAGACAACTTGGTGACGCTTATGACATACAAGAACAATTTGGAGTAAAAACCATTGATAAGAATGGAGCATTAAATCAGGAAGTCATTGATACATGGATGCCGAAACTATTAGAACAGAGAAAGCTAAAAGAGTACTCACAAGACGTAAGGGCTGCGTTTACTCAAACTGATAAATCGCTTACGTACGATGAGCGTGTCGGAAAAGCAATTGCTCTGGCAAGGGAACGCGGAAAATCTCCAAGTGAAAGAAACCAAGAAAGAAATGCCGAACTTGCTGTTTCTGAATACACTTCTGGATTTGGACAGCCTGATGAGCAAACTGCTGCATTCATTAAAAATAATGCGTTTACTGGAAAATGGACACCTCCAGTTGGAAATGATCAAAAAAGAATCAAGGGTGATGAATTAATAGCAAATTCTGCATCTGTTCTTGCTGGTCAACTGGACGATTTTGAAAAGAGATGGGGTGATGGATCAATGCAAAAATACGTGGGGCTTATTGATGGTAAAATTGAAGAGCTAAGGAGAAAAATTTCTTCATCAAAAACCGAAGAAGAAAAACAAGCCTATGCATTGCTTCAAAGAT